GTATAAGTTTCTAATCCATTGCATACTGTTATCCTTTTAGTGCTGTGATTTGCTGTTGTTGATAGTCCGGGTCGGACCAATTGTACTTATATGTTGCTTCAGCATCGCTAGTTTTAACTTGATATACGTTTAAGTGTGAGCTGAGCTGTTGCCATATATCCCAGTAGTCAGTAGTACCAAAGCTAGCCTGTAGGTCTACATGCCCTACCTGTGGATGCCCTATAGTAAGACTCTTATCTTCCGGGTCTATACCATTATCTATTAACCACTGTCTAAACTGTGCTAAACGCTTACGTTGCCACTCATATGCTCCGGGATTGTTAGCCCACTCTATATCAAAGTCTCCAGCAGCTTCTGTTTGCCCACGCATAGCTGTAGTAGTTAGAGTGTCCAGCATAGCACCATGTTTACCTTCGTCTTGGAATACTTCCCAATGGTGTTTACCCACTGCTTTATTAACACCTACGTATACTCCGCCCAGCTCACGGTTAATAGTTTCTATACCAAATAGCTCATAGTCTTCCGGCTCTAGTACAAAGCGTGGACTATTAAGCCAACACATTAGCTGACTAGGGCGCACCCATTCTGGAGCAGTATTAACTTTACGATTGCTTAATGCCCAAGATTCAAACTCATGACACAGTAAGTTAAGCTGACGTATATGCCAGCGTGTAGCATCATCAGCACGAGTGTAGTACTCACTTAAATTACCACTAGTACCCTGTAAGTCTTCAAAGTAGCGATGTAGCTGATTAAAGTGCTCATGATTAATACTTAGATCTTCATTAATACTGTTAGCTAATGTAAAATGGTCGTCCAAAAAGTAACCGAGGCCACTCGCTTGTATAGCTACAATACTACGGTTAATTTCAGCTACAATAAGATCGCCATCTCTTTTTGCTCTAGGGAATCCTAAAAAACAATAGTTTTTCTCAAGATGCCGATTACTACGTAACAATTCATTTACGGCGGCTAACCAACGGCGGCTTAAACTACTATCGTATACGTCTATCCATACTGGTAATAAACTGCCAGTATCATCATTCTTTAGTACTATTTCTATGCGTTCAATTGATGTTTTCATACCATTCCAATATTTCTGGGTCTTGTTTAAGTATATCACGGAGTGTATACGTATCTCCGCGGATTTGTTCTAACTGTAGAATACGTTGTTTTCCTCGAACCAGCGCAGCAGCAGCGGCTCCGCCTTGGTTCCATTGTTCAGCAAAAGTGGGCCTAGTTCCTAGCTGGTTTAGTACATCACGTACTGCTCCTGTAGTCCCGGGTATTAGTTCTTCGATCTTACGATCCAGTATCTTTCTGGGTAATGCTAACGGGCTTAGTATAATATCGGGTGTAAAGCTGAATACTACTTTAGCTAGGACTTCTGTATTGTACTCTTGTGCAAGTTGCATAATGTTTGGGATTTCAAACAGTCCGGGCAGTGTAAGTGTAAAGTCAATTCTAACTTGGCGTCCATAACGTCTGTGTGCAACTGCTCTACGGAAGTTCTCAAGCCATTGATTGTAGTCGAGGCCTGTTCTAATGTATTCTCCAATTCTGCCCGTTCCGTCGAGGCTTGCACAGATCTGATAATCTCTAACGTGATCAAGAATATCACTAAAAAGATCAATCCCACGATAGTTACAGCGGCTAAGGTTGGTGTTATACCTAGCGTAGACTCGAGGCCCATCACCTAGTTCGATTATGCGTTTCATATAACGCCAGTGTTGCTCGTACATTAAGGGCTCTCCGCCTACCCAATATACTTCTTCTACACGGTGTTCTTCTACTGCTTGAGCAAACTCTTGCTCAATTTGAGTATCTTGAAACTGACTAATCTGCTCCTTAACTTCTGGTCGCATCCAATTATTCTTTGGATTCTGCCAGTTAATCATGTTGTGCTGACGCTGTTCTGACTCCCACGCACTGGACAACATATCACCACACATACGACATTTAAAGTTACACAAGTTACTAAAGCGATAATCCCAGCTAATGGGTCGCATAGTAGTGTATCCTGTACTGTCGGTTGTAGTTACTACTTCATTATATTTACTGCCAAATAAGTGGTCAAAATAGCTACGGTAAACGTCGGTGTTTAATAACCGATTATTACAGACAGCACACTCGGGCAATTCTTCTCCGGCCAGCATACGACGACGTACTGACTTCATATGCTCGGAATTCCAATGTTCTTCTAAGGTCAGCGGACGATATTCACCTGTGCCTGCGGCTGTATCTATATACTGTTCAAAGTTCTGTGCGGGCTCGCGGCTTGCACAGCACATACGCCGTTCTGTCTGTGGGCTCAAATACGTATGAGTCCAAGGTGCCATACACAGTGTTTCAGGTTTTGACATAGTCGATTAATTCTGCAAATTCGGGTTCTACTAGTCGTAAGTCTGTTCCACGTTTACGATCTAAGTCGGCTATACGCATACGTAGTATATTGCCATCTAAACTAGCACCATTCAGCATAAACTTACGTATGCGATCAAACTCTTTGCGGTCCTCGGGGTTTACGTTAGCTAGTTCTAAGCGTTGATCTATAACACGTTTAGCTCTATCGGGCAGTGTGCTGATACTAAAGTAGTAAGCTTCATGCATCATATTCCAGTAAACAAAGTCAAAGTTCTGTTGATCAATCCAGTGACTTAGTTCTTCTAAGTACAGTACATTAAACACATTAACAGTTGAGCATACTTGCAACTGTATGTTAGGGGATACTCTGCGTAGTTCGCGGAAACGGGCTATGTTTGCTTCTACTTCAGACCAGACTGCATTAGTACGTTGATATTCAAAGCGTGGGCCTAAGTCATCTATACTAAATGCTATTTCAACTGTTTTAAACGACTGCCAAATGAACTGTGCGTCTGCAGGAAACTGTGTACCGTTTGTGTTATAGTGTATTTCAATATTACCGGCTAGTCCTGCAGAGACTAATGATCTTAACAGTTCAAAGTGTTCTTCGATCATAAAGGGTTCGCCACCAGTAAACTCTAAGTAGCGTATTTGATCTGCTACCTGTGCTAGTTCACGCCAGAACACAGGATTCTCTCTGGGCCATGCACCCTGCCGTAGCATAGTATAATGAAAGCTGGTCTTACGATCTTCACCTGCGGGTAAGTGTGCAAGCTCTTCTGTGGCAAACTGACTTGACGACCACGAGCCGCAGATACGGCATTTTAAATTACATATATTGCCCAGCTTTAAGTCTAAGAACATTAGTGGTCGAGCATCTGCTGTCCAGGGTTGATCTGGAATTACATGCTTTAGTCTATCCAGTGTATGCATACGCTTGCTAGTACGTCCTGACCGTTCTTCTCTCCAGCACTTACGGCAAGTTTCAGGTTGCTCGCCTGCTAGGAACTGTTCACGTAGTCTGCGCATGTCCTGACTGTTTTGTATAGCAGTAAACTCAGCTGTTAGTAAGTTAAACTTATTGCCTGAATCATCACGTAGCTCTTGTTCAGCTAGACAGCAAGGACGTACAGTACCTACAGGGCTAGTTTCTAAACTGACCCAAGGTAATACGCAGAACTTTTCTGTAGGTAAATTCATTTGATAGGTATTCTTCGATCTTCTGGACGATACTGTACTATAGCCGCTAGTTCGGGTACTACACTTAATAAACTTTCTGAACGTGCCCAGTCTAAGTCATTAACTGTGCGCCAAAAGTCTGGTAGCAAGTGACTGTTATCTGTGGCCATCATAAACTCTATAGCACCCCGAAATCCGCCTACTGCTCGTTGTATAGTGTCTATAGGTTCTAACCATTTAATATGTTCTTCAAAGTCCTTTTTAAACTGCTGCTTTAATTCTGCGGGTAGCATATCAATACGATAGTCCTGCGGACCTTGCAGTATGTTTAAGTTAAAGTCTTTGGCTTGTATAAAACCCGACTCTACCATATAACGATGAAATCTAGTAAAGTTCCAAATATTCATCATGCTTAGTGTAGGGCTGATCATAAAGTCTATATGCGGGCATTCGCGTTTTAAGTCGCGTATGTTTTGTTCTACTTTGGCCCAGTCTGTACCCGAGCGTATAACTTCAGCACGCTCGCCCATATCATCTAAACTGGCAGCTACACATACGTTTGGAAAGTGACTCCATAAGTCCAGTACGGACTCTTTCTTATAGCGTAGTTCATTTAGGTTAGTATTGTAGATCAAGCGTACACGAGTATTACCTTTTTCTATTAACAGCTTTAGAATACGGTTATGCTCTTCCATAATTAAGGGTTCGCCGCCGGCAAAGTATATTTGATCTAAGTGCGGAATATGCTCTTGCATCTGTTCCCAAATGTCTTCTTCATGACGTCCGGCAAACTGTACACGTGGGCGTAGTGCTCGGCCCCATAGCTTAACATCATCGTCGTACCAACGTGAACTGAATATACTACCGCAACTACGACATTTAAGTTGGCAGATATTACTAAAGCGAACGTCCCAATAGTGTAGCCGCATGTCGGGTAAACTGCCATCGGGCAGTGTTTGATCTATTTCTGCTATATGTTGCCCAAAGTTCTTATTTGAGTTATTACGCATTGATGCAAAGCCGTAGGCTTCTTGTTCATAGCAGTCGCCGCACTGTTTACAGGGTTGATCCGCCAGCATGTTTAAGCGCATTTCACGCATGGCATCACCGTTCCATACTTCACGCATGGTGTTTTCTTTTAAGTTGCCCACAGGGTGCTCTGCACGTCCTAAACAGCAAGGATAAGCACGTCCGTCGGGCCATGCGTGCAAGTGTATCCAAGGCAACATACAGAACGAGTCTGACTCCATTAGTCTATGACGCTGTTGCTCAGTTAAGTCTTCTAAAGGAATATAACTAGGTACACGATCTCGCCAGTTGTACTTGCCTATAATTTTATCGGTCATAGTGAATCATACCATTCTTGTAATCTAGGAAATGTAGCACGAAAGTTCTTACCGCGACGTTGATCGTATTGTGTATAGAACTGTTTAAAATCATTACGCAACTTATCTAGTTCAAATGCTTCTGAGTGCGGTGTTTTAACTACGTCCAAGTAATCAATTAAGCGTTGCATATGGTTAATTTCGTGCTCGTGTAAGAACTGATTCATACGGTTAGAGTCTAACCATGCTTCTAATTCATATTGATATACAGTGCGTAGCTCGTATGGTAATACTAACGGGCTTTGGAAACTTGGGAAACGTAGTATGTTTAATGTAAAACTCATGCGCTCGCGACCATAGTATTCTTTTAATCGTAGCAGTTGGTTTAACAGTCTAGGCAGTGTATCTAAGCATAGTGCGTTAATAGTCGACATACAATGCACAGCACGAATACGGTCTGAGTCTAGCAATCGACGTAGATTAGCAAACCAATGCTCATAATCTAATCCGTCGCGAATGTATTCGGCTTGGCTGCCTACTGATTCATTACTGGTATAGATATCTACTTCCAGTCCTTCTATGCTGTCTAGCAAGCGATCTACGTCTACTTCTACACCTAGATTGCTGTTAATAGCTAACCTAGTCTGCGACTTGCCCTTGTTGTTTTTGAACCAGTCCAAGAGTTTCCATGTTTCTCCTGACATAAAGGGTTCTCCTCCGGTGATGCGTAGTTCTTGTAGTGTTCTATGTAAGTCTGTTTCCCACCAGCGGAAGAACGCTTCAACATAAGGATTAGTTTCTCCAAAACGGTATAGCTGACTGCTATCATGAGGGTGAGTAAAGTGACCGCGCCCGTCACTAACAAGATTGGTATAAGGACCATTATTCCTAATATCTTTAACCCAAGTACTAGAGAACGCTGGATTGCAATAACTACATGCGAATTGGCAAGTGCGATCAAACGCAATTTCGAGTGTTTTAAGATTAACATTTTGTTCCGGAGGTGTGTTATATGCTACGTCTAATGCTTCTAGTGTGTATATTTTACTTTTATATACACGATCAGATATAGCATCTCTGCCCATATCTTCGATCTTCCAACAGTATTCACAACCAGCAGGGCGTTCTCCACGCAACATCTGAGCACGGTCTTGTTTCTTTTGTTCTGTGTTGTGCAGTATTGCTGGACTAAAAGATACTTGGTCAGCATCTACTTTGTGTGCAGGAGGGTGATGGCAACTGGTAGTCATACCGGAGCCTAGCCATATAGTAGCATTGTACCATTTGGCAGCGCAGAAAGTGCCTTTGGGGTCTAAGACCTGTTGTTTAAACTCTAGATCGTTCATTGATAAATTGGGTAAAACGGTTAGGGAATTCTTGACGTACTTCTTGTTGCAACTCAGCTAAACGCTGTTGATTGTATTTACATACATCCTGACACTCGCTTAAGAAACCAGCAAGGTCCTGCTGTGACAAGTCTGTCACTATTTCTACAATACGATCACAACGATCTTGGTGGTGTTCGATTGAATCAAATGACTCATCTATAACATGTCCAAATGTTCGAAATCCTAAGTTGTGTAAGTCTCGATAAAATCCAGCGTTGCTAGCTACAATAAAAGGGTGTCCTATTGCCAGCGGTTTAGCCATTTTTTCTGTACGAAAACTATAAGGACTTTCGGCACAGATAGTTTCAGTTACTAAACTAAAATAAGTGTCAACGTACGGTTCTGGAGTTAGATATATTTCTCCCCACTCTCGATTAAACAATTCTTGTTTAAGGAAACAGTTTTCTGGTATGATAGGACCAAATACAGGCTCACGATAGCGTTCTACTTCATATTGGTCTGGCAGTCGCTGTAGTGGCGAAGGAGTTGCCATAATGTTAGTGTCACCTTCAACAAAGTTAAAATGTCTAACTATTGTAGGTTTGCTATCTAGCATTGTCCAAAGACTTTGATCTATCGCACCTGTACGCCTTAAACGTTCATATAGATACTTGCGATGCGGGCGAGCACGGCCATTTAAAAACAAAAACTTATAAGGCTTATCAGTTTTAGCAAATATGTCTTTGGTATAACTTTGTGCTTGTATGTTTTCTTTGTAGTCTAATATTCTAGGTAAAAAATGTTCGTGTGTTAGAATATTATATTCGGGTGCTATATCTGCTCCACCAATAACAAGTATTTTACCAGCACGCACTAGTTCGTCTACTCGAAGTTGTTTTAATTGACTTTCTAGTGTCCACGCACCTTCAGCACTGTTGCCAAATATAAAAGTATATTGATCTGTTTCTGCTAGTTCTTTTATCAATGGTAAGTGGTCTAAAAAATGCTGTCGACCAAAAATATAAATGCTTCCGGGGGTAAGATTGACCAAATTAAAATCCCAAAAGTATTCATCGGTCCAAGGCTTTAGTACATCAAATACTTCGCTCATTGTATCACTGACTAATCTTCTACCGTTTATCACTGACGACTCCAGTATTCACATTCAGTCCACCAAGAGACCATTGTAGGAAATGTAGCTACAAAATTAGTACCGCGTCTGCGATCGTGTTCCTTAAAGAATCGATAAAAGTCTGCTTTGGCCGCTGAATGATCGTGTTGTTGCCCTTCACGCATCCAAGCAATATCTCTATCCAAGCGTGCTATTTCGTAATCCTTAAATCCTTTAAATCTTGTTTCTGGTGTTTCTTGTTGAGTCTGCATCCATGCTTTTAATTGCTCTAAACGATCAACATAACTTTCTGGTAGTATGTCTAAGCGTTGCCATGTAGGTTGGCGTAGCACAGGAGTATCAAACCATACACGTTGATATGTTGTACTGTACTGATCTCTAAGCTCTAGTATGCCGGCAAACAGTCGATCCAGCGTTGTAAGGCTTAGATTATTCATAGTGACAATAAAGGTGACGCTATTACGTCCTGGAATTTCTGTTAAGAACTGATTAACACGACTCCACAGCAGATTAAAATCCAATCCATGTCTAATGTATTCAGCCGGAGTGCCCCAAGCATCTAAACTAACATACTGCATAAAGTGTTCAATCTGCTCACCTTCGCAGAGTTGTTTAACATAGGACAAATACTTTTGCCATGACTTTTCATCTACGCTAAAGTTTGATGTTACATTTAAATGTAATTTAGGGCTAGGATTTGCCAGTACATAATCGAATACACGATATGTATTCTTATCAAGCAGTGGCTCACCGCCGGTCATGCGGAAGTGTTCTAGCTCTGGATATAGTTCCGGCCACCAAGACCAAAATGCATCTACATAAGGATTATCATCACGAACGGGGATAGGGCGATTGCGGCCAACAAAGTGACTAGGGTCGTTGTGAGTAGTGCTTGTAGGATATCCCCCAGATTGCTCAACTTCTTGTTGCCAACTTGAACTAAACTGAGGACTACAATAGCTACATTTGAGATTACAAGCATGATTAAAATTAACTTCCACATAGCTGGGTATAACATCATCGTTCCATTCTCCACTAACAATCTTTCCAAAATCTTTTGCGGCCCAGGGTTCACCAGAACGATAGTGCCTATCTGATAACTTTCCTTGATCTTCCATAGCCCAACAATAACTACACTCTGCTGGTTTACCACCATCAAGCATTATTTTGCGTTGCTCTTTTTTATATGCTGTGTTGTGTAGCCCGCCGGGACTACGTTGTATATCTTCTAATTTTATTTCATGCAGTGGTGGATGATAGCAACTGTTGTTAAGACCAGTTGGTAAGTGTAAACTAACTTGTTTCCATTTTGCTAGGCACATACCAGGACCAATAGTGTCTAGTTGTTGCTTCATCATTTCAGCATCGTTTAAGAACTTACTTTTAAAGCCGTTAACAATTTTGTCGCCGGGTAGTTCGCTAAGATCTACGTGTTGTGCTTTTTTATAATCTTCTAGTGCTCGAGTATGTTCTGGCGCATCAATTAAGCTGAGTTCTTCTCGCATACTTTGGGCGAACCAACTGTCATCTGTATTGATATTAATAACGGTTGTAGCACCTGTAGTATCTAAAGGAAATTCTTTATAATACCTATAGTGGTGTGCAATATTAGAATACGCATGCTCGTATTTGTTTTTAAATCCTTTGTCTATGTGTTGATCTACTAGATACCATTCTCGCTTTATGCAAAGGTCAAGATCTGCTACTATAACAACAATTTCTTTGTGCTCTGGAAAGTGTTTTTTAAGTAGTGGAACATTGACACAATGGGTTAGTATCAAAGCCGGTACGTCTGGTAAACCGATTGTGTCGTTGTCTAAATAGCGATAGGTAGAACTTTGTGCTATTAGATGATTGTCATAGGCCGTTTGAGGTTTAAATTCTGAACGCCCGTTTATATGATGGTAGTATCGGTTGCCACCGCTACCAGGATAGAATGCTATGATCATATTAAATTATACAGGAAAACTGATTAAAAATCAAGAGATTTTTAAATCAGCAAGTAATAGTTGTTTGGTAGGAACTGTGAGCAATGAATCTTGGACACCGGTATTCCATTTATTATATTCTAAGTGTGCTACTTCATTTAGAGTTTGTGGCTCGTACTTTACTGCAAATGTAGGTCTGTTAATGCTGATCCAATTATTGTAATACTCTAAACACTGATCGATGTTTCGAATAATTTTAGCCTTTTCTGCTAGAGTGTGTAGTTTAATTGGAATGCCACTTACTAGTACTCCTTGGTCTTGTAAGTCTTGCAATTCTATTTTAACTTTGGAATATGTTTCGATGTGTTGGTTAATGAATTCGTTTTCTTCAGAAGAGAACATATGATCAAACGGCACTAGACTTAATAGATAGTGTATTCGATTCCAATCATTCCAACTAATGTTAAAACGATCTTCCCAAGTGACTAGATGCGGCAACGAATTAAAGATATTAAGATTTAAAACAAAATTTTCAATATTTGGTAAATCTCTTTCATATTCAAAGTAGCTATTGACTTGAAAATGATTATCAACCCATTCGAGGTATTCTTGATATTGATTAAGATATCTTTCGATGTTTTCGGATTGTACTGTTATACCGTGTTTTTGTATTTGTTCGAACGTACGAAATTTTTCTTCAGTTGAGTAAACATTTAATTTTTTAGACTCAACAACAATACACCAACTCATAACGTGTTCAAATAGATTTTTTCTTTTGGCTGCTATGATATAAAAATTTTTGTTAAGGTATTTGTAAAAATCAAGTTGTTCCGACAGAGGATCTTTTCTATTCTTAATATGGTAATGGGCCAAACGAGAAGTCACATCATGCCCGCAATTCTTTAATAAATCAGCAATAGTTTCTAAACTCTGATGGTATCCCCACGCACCTTCTTTTTTGCCTAAAACGGTGCGAGCAAATGTTTCGTTGTAGTATGGGGTAATACCATTGGTTAACTCGTGTAAGTTAATCGTTAGTGGATTATTATTTTCGTTTATATTAGCGTAAACAGTAACTAAACGCTGTAATAATGTTGACCCAACTCTATCTGGAGTAAGTACTAGAATATTCATTGTAAATATTTATGTATCAAATTAATGACCTCAAACAAACGATCGGCATACCTTTTTATTCTAACTTAAAGTGTGATACTTTAGGCTTGGATAGTTTAGAACATTGCTTTGATCGTAATCACTACAAATCCTATCCTAAAGTTACTTACTCGTTTAATGAGATAGGCTTTAGATTTAAATTGCCTACAACAACAACACGACCTATATTAGCTATAGGAGATAGTTTTACGTTAGGTCTAGGTGTAAACGAAGAAGATACTTGGCCTAGCGAGCTGTCCAGAATACTCGATATTCCTGTTCTAAACTTTAGTTTAAATGGTGCAAGTAATGATTGGATGTCTAGAAAAACAAAAACCCTTTTGGAGTTTTTTGATCCAGTAGCAATACTAGTACACTACACATTTAGCCATCGCAGAGAACTTCCACATACAGATTGGTTTGATGATGAGAGAACGGAATGCTCACCAATCTATACTGAGCAAGAAAACTTTGAAAATTGGCAAACAAACTTTAATTTTATGTCTAGTTTAAATTTACCAACTGTACATAGTTTTATTCCAGGTTGGCACACTCAATTTGTAGATTATACTAAATTACCCGGAAAAGTTATTTCACCAACTAAAATTATTGATTTAGCTAGAGATGGATTTCATTATGGCGTGCAAACACATAAAGAGTTAGCTAAACAATTTACCAACCTTCTTGACGTCTAATCACATCCATCTCTCGAACCATAATTCCTGCGTTGTTCCAATTGCTACGATAGTGAAACTTGAAGAACTTACTTTCTTCAGGACCGTACATAGTAATAGGCAAGTCCAGTGCGTCAAGCTCTTCGGCTACACGACCTGCAAGAATTTCTGGATCTGATGTTTCAACTGTTTTCCATAGATCATGTAGTGCTGTAAAGTCTTGCACAAGTTTATAATCCCAGTTAGTCAACATAGTCATGTAAGTACCCATTCTAGCACCAGCAATAGCCCAGATACCATACTCAACATCACGTCCAATATTATGCCAGATAGTAAGATGGTCTAAATTGCGCTGATGCACTTGATCTTTAAACTCGTTAACATCTGGACAACGACCTTTGTTCAAACACATCTTAACTCCTTCACGGAAGCCGGCACGCCAAGCATGAAACTCCGATTGGTTAGGGAATGTAGTCGAAAAGCAATCATGCATAGCCCAGTAGTTTGGATAAAAACAAAACTCTACATCATTAGCAGCATCACCGTCGGTGTTTTCATGTGTTCGCATGTTATTAACAAAAGTCTTGGTCCATGAACTCAATCCACCGTTGCCATACATTAAGCCATTGATATTATTTTTAGCACGCCAACGATATACTGCCGACTCCCACTCATCATCTTTGAACTCTAATGTTTGATTAAAGAATTCTGGATAAGGCATATTATCGCCGTCGATAAGAATAAACCGTTCTGTAGTTGATGCTTCGGCAGCAGCCTTGTGGGCAGCATCTGATCCTTTAACTCCGTCTACACGCACAGCCCAAGGTACTATGTTTTTAATTTTAACCCAAAATTCTTCTTTGTTAGGCTCGTCATAGCTAAGGTATATGCAGTCTAAGTCTGCTATATCAATCTGTTTCATGCGTTTTTAAACTCCATTTAATATTTGGTTGAGAATTTGCAACTATACAAATGTCTCTAGGATCACATGCAACTCCATCATTGCTTGGCCTTAATTTTTTAACTAAACTTGCTGGTTTTATTTCTTTTAATTTACCGTCAATAACTCGAACATTTGATGGACTTCTGTGATACGTTTCTACATCGATGTCTATATAATTACCTGGTAAATCCTCCATGCTATAACAAAGAGGCGTGCCGTCATCGTTATAATACAAACGATAAAATATAGATTTTGTTTCTACTGGAGCATGCAGTATTGACCAAAACTCTTCAGGTGTTATGCTCATAACGACCATTCCTTAATATGATAATGAACTAATCCCCATTGAGCCACTGTGTTAATTCTAAAAGGATCCGCTTCCCAAATTAACTCTTTAGTCCAATCAGTTGATTGAATTGGATTAATATAACGCTTCATATGAACAATTGTTGGCCCTAATCCTTTTGGCAACGTTAAGTTTTCCTCGCCCATAATAACTGCGGCCATGGAATATACTACATCAGTAGTTGGCTCGTCGTCGGGAAATTTTAATAATTTTTTATATTCGTTCCAGTTTTCAAAAATGTTACGCACTAATATAAAAAAGTCTTTTGCAGTTTGACTAACACGCCAGTAAGTAATAGCGTTATACACATCAGGAAGATTATTTTCATCGAATAGTTTACGATAGTATCTTGACTTAGATGACTGGTCGTAAAAATCTCTAGCACCTTGACTGATAACAACATCACGACGTTCAAATAAAGTCCACCAATGATCAATTGGGCTGGCACAGATCATGTCTGCTTCCAGCTTAATTGTTTGTCTATAAGGACTTACAGAAAACATTTGCCAGTCGTCTGCAAATTTACCTTGACGACCGTGCGGCAACATTTCTTCGGTTATGATAGTGATATTGGCATTAGGATGAAATTTAAGTATGCTATTTGATAGTTGTTGAGCACAAGCAACATACTCTTTACCTATAGCAGGAATAACGTATCCACGTTCAGCAAGGATTGGCAACAATTTCTCCTAGTGCTTTTTTACCCATAGCATGGAAGTCTTGATTCTTTAATTCAATCCAGCGAGGTTTTTTATCTGAAGTCATAAAGTCTACTCGATAGTGATCTGGTCCTAATTGTGTTAATCGATGATCTGGTGTAAGGCTTGCTAGGTTCCACGGAATACTTGCGTGGTTAAGTGTATGCCCGCTGGCTATACCTAACGCAATACTTAAAGCGTGATCATTACGATATGTGCCGTATGAATTTTTATAGATATTTCGATAATGCGTCCAATTGTCACGAATCATTGACATAGACTCAAATATTAATTTAGCGTGTTCGCTACGCCTAAACATCATAACAGTTGCCCACCACATAGGCATTCGGTGCGATCCAAAATGATTAAGCCCATCAAAGTTATCAATGCTGGTTATATCATATGCCCACCGATGAGCTAAAAATTCTTCTGAACTTGCAAGTACATTTTTTAATTGGTCACTGGCTACTACATAATCCGCATCAAGAACTAATGTTTGATTCCACGGACTTAATTCGTAAGCATTAACCCTTGTTTGGTTGCGCCACACTACATTAGTTTCATAATCGCTAAACCAACGCCCATTATCACTTTTTGATTCCTGAATAATTACTTGTTCAAAGTATAAATCAGTTAACTTGTCTGTCACAAGGGCAACCGGAATGCCAAGATGCCTACGAATGTTTTTAGCAGTCCATGCAGCCATGGCAACATAGTCTGTCTGTTCATTATTGTAAGCGAATATTAATGCGCCGGTGGTCATCTATTGCGTGATAGTTGTTCGTATTCTATTAGCCAGGCATTCATTTGTTCTTGCCAACGCTGTTCGGTTTCTTGTAGCAATTGCGGCGCATTAACACGCACAGGATTTTCATATAAGTCTAGTAAAACAATATCTTCGGTGCGTCCAGTTAGTAATGTAATAAGTTCTGGGCCAGCACGCCACATGCCGCCGTTGTATGCAAATGTTAATTTGCCTTGATATTTTTCTTTGAGTAGTCGTTTTGCGGCTGCGTGTTCGAAACGAGCACGACCGTGACTAATAAGTTGTTCAGTATCCATAGGATTATTATACTACAAAATAGAGATAAGGTAAAGCCCCTTGCGGGGCTTTTGGTAATGCTACAGTGCCTTTCGGCTACTATTAGGCTACAGTTGCCGCAATAGTCGGGGTGCCCCAACTGTTGCTTAGGTATGTAGATTCTGGTGGCAAGTATGTGACTAATACAGTTGGTGCAGTACCAGTAATTGTAGTACTTGGACTGGTAGTTGCGGTACCGCCTGTGATGTTAGAACTAACACCAGCACCTGAAGAACCATCATCAACCCATGTTGTAACTAAAGTTAAAACTGTGCTAGATGTAGCTGTAGCTGTTGTACGAATGTATTCCGGTGTGTACGGAGAAGTAGCATTGTTTAACTGGAATATTGTTGTTGGTGAAGCTGTTAAATTATACCAACCTGTAGTTGTAGATAAGGTAGTTTGTGTACCACCTGTTCCGCCGATACGTGTAGTTCCAGTATATGCTTGACTTGCAATACTTTGAGTTGCGCCATTTACACGGCCGGTAAGGTTAATAGATCCGCACTGTCCAGCAAGTGTGTTCCAGTCTGCATCGTGGTCAGTACCGGTTGAACTCTTGCCATATTTTAAACGAACAATGCCACCAGCATTCCAGAAATAACGTGCTTGTGCAGCACTTGGGAATGTAATTGTGTGAGTAAATGTTATAGTCCAAGCAGTAGTACCAGAACCTGTTGCTGTAGTTTTACTTACGTTGCCTGTGAATGTACCATATTCTGTACCAGAAGCAACTGCGTTTCCGCGAGCTAAAGTTAATGTGTTAATGTCTGTAGCTACGTTAGCCAAAACACTAATAGTATTACCAGCAACCGGAGCAGTTCTTGAAGTAATTGTAGCACCGGTGTGCTGACCCATTGTAGTAAGATTATTAACTAGAGTAGCCCACTGAGTAGCTGTCACAGTGCCTCCAACAGCTACGTTAGCAATATTTGATTGTCCCCAACCTAGATCACTAACTGTTCCTGTTCCCCATACGTTGTTGATACAGTTTCCAGATACATTACCTACAAAAGTATTATAGTCATCTGCTAAAATTATACTACCTGTTGAATATGTCATTGTTTATTCCTAAAATTATTTAATTGTCACAATGGCTTCAACTGTGCCTTCGCCTGCTTCTGTTTTACTAACTAGAGCACGACCAATTACGTTAAACGCTGTTGCTTCGCCTGCTTTAGCAGAACGAGCAAAACCATTGCCAGCACTTACAAGACGATCGCCTTTGTTAACTTGACCGATAACTTTAACAGGAACTCGTCCAGTCATTGCAACTGGGGGATGTGTTTCGTCTGAGCCTGCGGCACTGTTCATCAAATAAGCAGCTTTTGTACTTATCACACCAAACACTTTGTCGCTTAATTCCGCGCCAACTTTGGTGATTTCTTTTTCGCCACCTAGCTCGACAACTGTGCCTGCTTCTAAAACTGTGTCTGCTTCAAAACGTTCTGCAACGTCGGCGTAGTTTGCGTTAACTTGATTACCACTAACAACACCAGTTGAACCGTTAATTGTTAAAGCATTTGTTGGTGTACCGCCTACATTAACACGGAAGTACATATTGCCGTTTGCAGTTTGATTTTGAATAAATGTTGATGTGCCACTAACATAAAGATTCAAGTCGCTGTTAGTACCAACAAATAAACCTGAGTTGTTCAACACACTAACTGTACCTGTTGTACTTGTGTTAGCATTGTTGAGCATGTATGGCTGACCACCAACAAGGCCTTGTGCCAATGTTGCTGTACCTTGGAATAAAGGAACTTGTGCGCCGACTAATGTTGATAATGTAATACCAGGACGGATTGTTGTATAACCTGTAAGAGCAACTTGCGGAGTAAATGCTGCATCTTTAGAAATAATACCTACAATCGAATCGTTAACGTATAATTTGATAACCACGTGGCTTGTAGAAGTGTTATCAATAATTGTATCTGCAATAGCGCCTGTTACACCTGTGCCACTGGTATATGCTGGACCAACTACTAACCAGGTAGAACCTGTGTAAACTTTAAGCTGTTGGTTTGTTGTATCGTACCACAAGTCACCTGTTACGTTGCTTGTTGGTGCACTAGCACTAGATGAAGCTGCACTAATAGTTTTAAAAGTTGTGCCGTTATAAACTTTAAGCAAACCTGTAGAAGTGTCCCACCATAGTTGACCCGTTAAAGGTGCACCAGGAGGTGTGCTGTTAGCACCACATTCTAATAAGTGAATAAAGTTGTCATCTAAGAATTGACCATAACCGGCATAATTCTTACCGATTAATGTCATTGAACTTGATGTATTAATAGTACCATCCGCAATAGTTGCGAAAATTGTACCATTCGTTAAGTTAATTGTATATGCCATTTATAGTTACTCCGTCCTATTCGTATTTATCGCATGATAATCTATACATATTTATGCGGCACTTAAATTCGTTAGAGTCTGGATTCTTAGCGTATAATCTATCTGAATCTGACGGTTTAAGCTCTTTTGCACAGGGTGAAAAATAACATGAGTAATCAAGCGTAAATCTGTGGCACTTCCGTTCCAACATTTTAAGCCTAATTCATCAAATACGTATTCACCGTTAAAATTGGTACTATTATCAAATGCTTGTTGTCCTGCGGGCTCGCCGTAATCTAACAAACAAGTTACTAAAATATCAGTATAAACATTACCTGCGGTATGTAGCACTGTCATTTTATTATAATTTGGATCTATGTTAGCAGCACTATTATCGTCAACAACTTTAGTATAAGTTTGATTGTATAAGTCTGCGTTTTGACCAGTAGTGTTTGGCGGCAAATAGGTGATGACTCCGGTAGGATCAACTGCACTACCACCATTACCAAATGCCATTAAGTAGATGTAACCAAGACCGCGATCACTTAATGTTTGTGCCATTGCTACGGAAATATTCTCATAGTGAATAGCGTTCTTTTTGTCTACTAAAACTTCGCCCGAAACAGGATCGTGAATCTTAACAAATCCTTCTATCTTTGCGAGTCCGGGTTGAATAATCATGCTCTTTTCTCCACAAATTTCTCTTTAGTATTTGGATCAAATATCTTTACAAAGCCCTCAACACTGATACTGCCTGTATCATTAGCCGGTTTTGGTGCTGGTTTTTGTGGCTGAGTTGTCTGGGTATTTTGTGTCATGAGTTATTTACCTAGATTATAGACCCCGTAAAAACCTTGCAGCCTGTGTATTAGTATCTTGAAGAGCAACACCATCGCTAGGTTCTAAACCAGTGCCTTGGTACCAAGTTACTCCCCGTCTTACTAAAATAGTGACTTCGCTACCACTAGCTGGAGCAGTAGTAAATTCTATTCTAACAGGATTAGTTGCAGCTACAACATATCCTGTTGTGATACGTGTACCACCTACATAAACTTCTATAGCTTCCTCTAGTGTAGTGCTATCTAAATTTTCAACATTGATATCAACTGCTGTAAAATTTGTAGTTGAGCCATCTGCTAATGTGCTATTGCTTACAACATAATTTTGGAATTGGGCAGGAAGTAAGTTGCCGCGACCCATGTCATAGACTGATGATCCTACAGCATGATCAGTTGCAGCAGTTCCGGCTGTGCCACGTAATAAACTGCTTACAGTATTGTCAACGGTATTACGTTCGCGATACATAATACGTTCGCCGTTGACGGTAATCACTCCCCAGATATTTAAATCAGGACTTGGATTGCCAAGTGCGCTAGCATTTGCAACATATACAATATCATCAGTGGCTAATAATTCTTGCACCAATGTTGTGGTAGTCTCGGGTGTAATTCTATAAGTTGCTTGTACACCGCGCATATCTGGGAAAATACGGAATGCCATTGAGTTAGGAACAACACTATCAGTAAATTGTGTAATTATAACAACATCGGCTGGTCCGAGTATTCCGGAAGATAAAATTAATTCCTCACCACTAATTGTGTAGCCGCTACCATAAACAAGTCGATTACCGTTTAAACTAACAATTAATCGAGTTGGATCAGTTACAATTCTGCCAAGTTGTAAATCGTTAACTGTGACTACGACACCAGCAGAATAATCAAATGATCCAGGATCGCCAGTCACGGTACCAAGATCGTATGCAGTTTCGTCGTATGCTTCAGTTATTGTGACACCGGTGGTTGTTGGGCCAACATACACTTGTGTTAATAGATTTTGTTGACGTGTGTCATTCCATGTAGTCACTGTAATATTATCGCCAGTGCTTGGAACAAGTCCTCCAACAGGATTAAACACAAGTTGATCACCATTAATTAAACATTGTGTGTTTGTAGTGACAAAAACAAGAATGCGCTGACCCAATGATGGTTCGGTAGCAAATATCACACTACGACCGCTATCTGCAGGGTCATACGGTTCTACTACAAAGTCTACACCTAAAATTTGCGGAATATCATCTAAGTAAACATGAACTTCGTTGTCGGCAATTAATGCTTGGCTGAACCCTAAACGCTGTGGTAATAGGTATGCACTACTACCATCGCCTAAGTATTCTGCTCCTGCAGAAGTTCTAGCACGAGTTCCGTTTACTGTGACATAAACATTATCTGGATTAGAATATTCTAAACTGTTAGTTAAGGTATAACTTAATACACCTGTAGTAGCAGGAATTACTTGAGTCTGTGGCGAACTCCAACTGTAATTAAATGTGCTAGAACCAACAGTGGTTGGACCAATTGCTACAAGAGTGACTTGATCAGTTATTGTATAAGTTGTGTTAAACAGAATTTCTGTAGTGTGAGAATCAAGTGCAGAATATGTAAAGTCTGTAGTCACAACACCGTTAACAAAGACATCAATCTCTTGTAATAAGTTATACGCTACTGGAATAGTTAATGTGTTGCCAACATCGGCACCATTATATGTATTCTTATAAAGTTGATTTCCGCCACCAATACCGAATGTTGCTATTTGTATTACATCTCCAGCAACGGCACCACTTCCAATAATTGTAATAGTATTAGCAACCCAATCAATTGTATAGTCAACATCAAGTACTAAATCGTGTGTTTGTGTCACGTTAGTCACTATCACAGAAACTGTGGTCGGAATAGCATCAAAGTCAGATGCAAATGGTAATGTAGGACTAGCTGGATTAAAGATATAACTGTGTTCTTCTTCGGGGAATCCGTGTCCGTCTAATGCCCAATCTGCTCCGGGTGTTGTGTAAACACGTAAATCTAAAGTATCAAATTCGCTGCCAGGAACCAATTCCTGTGGTGCGTGACTGCTATAAGTGTCGATATAGGCGCCACCATCTACATTAATATCTGTTGGGCGGGTGCCTAAATAGATATCCAAGTAGCTGCTACTGTACATAGCATCTAAAATACCATAATCATAAGTTGGTAATCCGTTAGCGTCTAGACTAATGTTGTCAAACGGATTAATATCAAAATTGCCAACATCAAATCCAGTATTTTGTATGAACAACGGACCAGTCACTTGTACTCCAGGATAACTAATACCATCGATTAATAATGGTAATTCTAATCCTGGCTCATTAGCTGTAGGCAAATAGTAACCCATTGTACGGTCGGCAGCACTAAGTGTTCCTGCATCGACTACAGTCCAATCAGTTGTAATAAAAATTGAAGTGTTTACTGTACCATTTGCTGACCAGACAGTATCTGCATAGCGAACTAATGTACCATTGCTGTAAGTAGTATTAGCTTGCCATTCAACAATGTTACTAGTATATTCGCAACGATTATACTTGAGTACTGTTTTAATTGAGCGAACTAAGTCATTGCCCATTAACGCTGCGGCTGTAGCAATGGTTCCAACATATACTAATGTCACGGAACCGTTAACTTGATCATCTGTGCCAAACGGAGCTACGTTGCCTAAAGTTCCAGCAACAGTGACACGATATAAATTATTTGATTGGTTAATATAAGTATTGGACTCAACTGTAGCGCCGGCTTCCCAATAGATCCATTCCCCAGGCAATCCTCCGCCAACAAGTGTTATACCAGCAGTTGTGCTATAACCGGCGCCTGGGTTGACAACATTAACTGCAACCACTTGTCCAGCACTGTTGATAACTGCGGTCATAGTAGCTGGAGTTATGCATGTTCCCGATACTACAACTTCTGGTGGAGTGACATAACCAGCACCACCAGAGATTACAGAAACGTCTTGTATTCCTAACAGATAATTATTATACCATTGGATCCATGGTTCAGCTTTCCAAATTTCAGCATTACTTGGAGCGTCGCTGATATCTGATTGTACTGGTGTTAACGCATGGTCGTATGGTAATAAAATTGGGCTAACATATTGTGGAATTGTTAGTGCAGTATTCCAATATGCAGGAACATCAAAGTCGGTTAAGTTTCCAGGATAGGTATCCTGTCCGTAATAAGCCAAATTAAACTCACGAACTTGAACATGGTATGGTTTAACTTCTTGAATATAATCTAACACGAATGTTTGATTATCTTGCATGTATGTTTGATATGGTATTAATGCACGAATCTTATGTGCAACATCAATTAAACTGGTCTTCATTAACCACTCTGGCGATGTAAATTCACCATAGATAAAGTTAAACATTAAAATCAATGCTTGATTACGCTCAATCAATAGATCATCGATTAATAATTCTTCATTGATTGCCTGAATAATTTTACGTGTTTCAATTACTGGTTCTTGATCAAAATACTGCGAATCAAAAATTTCAACATCAAAACCAAAATTACCAACGCTGTAATTCCACAGCTCTTCGTTAAATGCAATGGTTCCGTCTTGTAAACCAACGCGAGTCCAGCCTGTATCGGTACGTAAATAAATTTCAAACTTACCTTGACTGTTAGCAGTCACTTTAACACTTCCGCCAACAGGAACGTCGGTTAATGTTAAAGTATCAAGGCTACTGCGATTTGGTACTTCTGCTAAAGGTTGAACACTGCTATTGTATCCAGGTTCGTACCAGTTAATATAATGCCAATATAATTTTGTATCGTAGTTTTGAATGCGAACTAAATTTAATACTCGCTCACCCGGTAATGTACCATTTGCTACTACATAGATAGTCCAGCGACCTTGTTGACTACTATCGCTAACTACCAAGTACAAATATCCAATTGGAACTATACTTAAATTTTGATATCCAAGCTCTTCAAGATTTGCAACACGTTTATTCCATGCTCCAGAATTAGCACTAGGTTCAGGCTCACTGCTGTTTAATAAATTAAAACTGCGACTTTCAGTAATTGGGAACTGTGCTAATACTGTGTTAGCACGTGTTAAGTAATTCTTTAATGCAGCATAACGATCCACAAACATACTTTGACGTGGACGGAATTGTACACCATAGCGTTCTGCTGGGCTTAATGTTGGATCTGGAACTGCGGCACCTGCTTCGTCAACTCCGCAGAAACTGTCTTGCAATTTACGATATAATGTAGCATTTAAGAAACTGTCAGGGCGTCCATCTGCAACGAATTGATATTCTTGGTGAATATTATTATCGCCGCCTTCTGCTTGACGATCGTAGCCAATATGTAAAATTGTATCTTGGGCACTAATTAAATCAAGAGCATTGTAAAGTGCTACAGTACTAGAGTTCAATGCAGCAATATATGGAATTCCAGATGTCTTAGGACTTTCAATATAACTAGCAATACCAGTAGTGCTTAATGTTTTACCAGCGCCGGTTTCAATGGTTGAAATTCCGCGAACCCAGAAATAATAAGTGGTCTCAATAATATTTTGTTTATTGAGTGCAGTATTTACAGTATAGCTAATTGTACTTAATGGTGTTCCAGGACCTGTATATTGTGCTGGCGGAACATTACTACCAACCCATTGATAGATGTCTACTCGACTACCTGGGAATACTTGTCCCCAACGACGACTTGCATATACAATGTCATCCTGGCTTGGATCGATAAATCGAACCGTATCAGTATCCCACCAAATTTCTCCTAAGTGTTCACTAGCCCAACTATTACCAACATTATGAACAGCACCTTGGTTATACTGCGCAGGATCTACAGCACCAATGTAATCAATGTTGCGACGTGCTGCTCCTAAAATCTTTCCTTGCAATGGATTGATATAATCAAAATATGTTGTAATCTTACTCAATAGTTTGTCATAGCTGAATATACCATTAATTAAGTTTGTATCAACTTGTGGTTCTTGGACATGTATTCTTGCCCACGCAGGACGATCAGTTGGGTTGTCAAATACACTAACTTGTCCATAGTTTACAGTGCTGTCACCTAGGTCACTTCCAGGAATACCAACCATTAATCGACCGCTGGTATAATTAACAGCTGCACCAAACTGGTCATTTGTATTAATTGTGTTATTGTATATTTGTTGACCAAACACAAATTGTCCAGGGTTGGATGCGGATGCGTTGTTGCTTGGCAAGTAATCGTAAGTATAAACTACACCACTGTTAACAACTGTAGATGTAAACGTAGTACTGCGATCATCAAAGTATGTTTGACCGCTATCAAAGGTCACTGGTTCAACTGCATTTCCGTTAGGTGCACCAACTACTAAATTGTTTCCGTCGGTGTTAATATCAATGGAACTGCCAAAGTATGCAAAGTCCTGGCCGATTGGCGGTTGAATTTCTTGTGTAAAGATATAAGTTTCAAAGCCAAGATCATCAAATGCAGTTCCTACTACACCAGGAAGAACAGTTAACATATTCTTAGGCTCGGCAGCTAATGCATTCTTAACACTGATTGTCATGCGTCCCGATACTACTAAAATAACACTCTTGTCAGCAGGTGCTGTAACAAAATTTATCTGTTGTGTTGTGTTGTTATAGGTATATTGTACGCCTGCTGTTTGTAATACATCGTCTACATAGACTACAGTATTATAAGAACTTGTTGCAGAATAGATTGAACCAACATCGAATACTTTAGTATATCCGGTTCCTGTGAATGTTAAATCTGACGTTAATGTTGCTGTTGCGTTTGGAATATTAGCTGTGTTGATTGCTGCAACAAGACCTTCAATATTTTGATTAGGTGAGGCAGGTACAGCAACTTCAAAATCGTTAATACGAATAGTGTCGCCAACAGTTAATGTTGGATTAGCAACGGTGCTAGTAATAACTCCATATTCTTTAGCTTGGTGTGTGTAAGAATAAATTGATCCACACTGTACTGCAATGTTAGTATCGCGAGGAGAACTAACCAAGAACATGTTTTCTGCGTGTGCAAATTTAACAGCAGTACCATACTCGTTAGAACGAGGAGTATCGTAAGTAGCAGTGAATTTTTCTAACAATTGGAATTCGTTTGTTTCTATTTCTAGAATATCGCCAACAGTTAATGCAACACTCGAAGATAACACAACGTTAGAACCGCTGACTGTAAATTGACCATTTAAATATTGATCATCGTTAGTTAAGAATGTTCCATTCAATGATACAGATATTGGTTCTGCAAAACTGCCTGGAATTGCATAAGTTACTTGAGTAGTATCGGTGATTTGATATGCCACTACGCTACGATCAAATACATATACTGCACCAGAGTTGTTAACACCGCCACTTGACTCGCCAGGTGCACCTACAACTAATTGACGGCCGTCACGTCCTGTGCTTAAACTAGAACCAAATTGTGGATTTGCTCCAACAGTTGTTGTAGAAATTGTAGCAACATATTTCCAGTAAGTATCAGAAGTTACAGTAATCACTGCACCAGCTGGCGGTAGTGATCCTGGCATAAATGTAATATCGTATGTAATATCGTTACTATCTTCGTTAAAGTCATAATCAATGTGTGGACGTTGCAATGCTCCGTCAACTAATACCGTGAAAGCATAGATATTATTAGCAGTATATAGATATGGATTTAATTCAAATGTCGCTGTGTTAGTAATGCCGCTACCTGATGGTGTGAATTCGTTAATTATACCGCCGTCATAAACACTATCAATGGTGATAGTTAAATCGTTTGCAACACTTCCTGCTGGACAGATTTGCGTGTAGCTGATAGTCAATACATCGCCAGCATTAAAATTAACACCAGCATTGGTCAGCGTAGGGTAGTACACACCGCGTGTGTTTGTAACTGTAAAGATTGCTCCAGAGCCACTGCCTGTATTGGTATCTGGTAATACATTATAATAAATTTGTTGATCAATCTGTACACCAGTGCGACGGAAAATTTTAATAATTGCTCCAACAGTTGGAGCAGTTGTAAAGAGAATATTACCGCCAGATATTACATAATCTATCTGATAGATAGCAATAACAGTATCTACTATTACTTCTAATTGGTCTGGATAATTTGAATCAATCTCAATTTTGTCACTATAATTGTATGACGTTGTAACACCGTCGGCAAGATAAGTTGCTATCTGTGCTTCTACGTCGACACGATTGTATGCGTATACTCGATTAACTCCTGGACTACTTACATACATCCAGCGTTCATCACCGCTCATTGATACTGCGGTACCAAAGCCGACAGCATTAAATTCTTGGTCTGGTGCAACTAATAATTGTGTCTGTTTGTAATCATTTGATCCAGGAACCAAATAGATAGTGTTTATATAACCTGCACCGTTGTTGCTTCCTGGAGCACTAGCAACAGCCCAACTAGCATTACCAAAATCAACAGCGTATCCATAGCCAACAACGTCAGTAGCATTTAGTGTTAAAATAACATTGTCAATATAACTAGTATCATCGCTACGACGGTATGTATGAACAACACCTGCGTCACTGCCTGTGCCTGGCATACCTACTAAGGCAGCAAAGTGATTTAAGTTTTGCGAAATACTACTACCAAAACGACTATTAGTTATTGGTGGTACTGGTGCGATTTGTTGAAACGCTGTAAACGGTTGTTCTTTTTCTAGTACTTCCCAGTAGCCATTTTCGTTTTTATCGACCCAAACTTTAGCACCAGGTAATAATGATTTAACATAACTTAAATCAACAATATCACTAGGTTGTGCAACACGTTGGCTTTCTAGGTAAAATACTAAACCTTCGCCTGTTGTGGAGGTTTGATTTGTGTTATATGAACCAACGGCAATCGTAATCGAAGTAATACTAGGAACACCAAGCACACGATATACACCGTCCTCGTTGCCATAGTATCGTAAAATAATTAAATCGCCAACAGCAAGACCGTGTGCTTCGGTAAAATAAGCAATAGACGTACCATTTAAATTATCCTGTATTTGAGTCACTTGTCCCGGCTTTTTAGTACAACGATAAATTCCCCAATTGTAGCTATTAACTTTTGCTACCCAGATAATAGTTCCAATGCCAATATTATTGATATCAGCAGCAATATTTGCTGGGTTGTCAAGACTAAAGACAGTAATATCTACGTCATCTAAATTAACGTAACCTGCTGACGGCAACGCTGTTTCGTTGTCGGTTGTGTAAGTAGTTGGCAGTATATTTGTAGAAGTCAAATTATAACTGCTACGCCATACGTCATTTAAAAATACAGATTGATTTGCTTGACTTGTTTGATTTGTCTGTATTACTTGAATTGTGCTTGGGTCTGCCTGCAACAATGCTTCATTGAGTTGTAGTTCGTAGAAACTCTTATTAGCGTTGGCTCCATACGTTGCTGCCAACACACCCCAGTTTTCATAAATGCTGTACTCGCCAGTTTCTTTACCTAGGTCTGCACGAGTGAAAATTTCTGCTGCTAGTGTAGTTCCTTTTGTTCCTAAAAACTGTTGATACAAATTAACCTGGGTAACGTCATCAAGATTTAATGCTGCCATGTAATCACGTGGGCGGAAGCCGATCAATCCATAACTTAATAAATCATTATCACGTTCAAGATTTGCTGTATTGATGTTATAGCTGTTGGCTAGTTGATCGGCTTTGTTGGCAATATTTGGCAACAAGCCTTCTTGAATTAAACTGTAATTACTCTTGACCCAGTCTTGATAATCAAACTTTTCTTTAGGCTGAATAATATCCATGGCAGACCAGTAATTGTTCTTGAATAAAACAATTTCGCCTTTGGTGTACTTAACGTAAGGTTGCCATTCTTTAACATTGTTCTGATTAAGAATAAAGCCCTGCGCATCTAACTCGCCAATCCAGTCGTTTGCAGTAGCGGCAACTACCTTAATGCGATTCTGACGAGCAGAAGTGATTGGGTCGTAAATTAAATCATTAAAGATACTAACATTATCTAGCACAACCATGTTTTCGTAGTTAGTAAAACGTAGTTGCAAGAAACTAATTGTTTGATTAGTTGTTGAGGTAATTTGGAACTCGTTGCCGTTGCGCTCAACAATTAAATCACGTGTAGGAAGAACTCCGCGGTTCTGATCTAGCAACATGTTTTCAGGAGTTAAACTAATGATTGTGTCGACAATAGCACCAGCACGATAAGCCTTGAGTGTAGTAGCCACCGGATTCAAGTTGATCATTGTTCCTTCTGCCCAACCTTGTTCACTAAAGTACAAGAATTCGCTAGCCATCTGATTCCAATTTAGTGTATAGCCGTTTTCTTGATCATTGAATATCAATCCTTGTGTTTCAAGATATTTGCCATAACTTAAAATAAAGTCAACAACCATCGTGGTATTACTAAATGTATATCCATATGGAATTTGTGCAACTGTATTAGTATATTGCGACGGAACGCGAACGGTTGCTCCGCCGGCCGAAACTGTTTGTAAAGTACCGCTACTAGCACTGACTAAAATTTGGAAGTACGGCGCTACAGTGCTATAACCAAATATAGCATAGCCATCAACAACCTTCTCAATAATCAATCCACTATAGGTAATGTCTGCAAATGGTTGATTCTTATACAGTAAAAGATTATAACTTTCATCTGGTAATAACAAACTACTGTTCAAACTATTAGGGCTCGAACGCTCTGTGTAAATTTGTAGATATTGCTTGTCAGTAAAACTTGCCATACGATAGCACAAGCGAACATCTAAGTTAGCCAATGCTGTAGTTAATGCATCAGTACTATTCAATCCTAACTGCTGATTGTAATCAACGATCCAGTTAATATAACTAGCACGACTTTGGCCATTTCCGTATACCGGAACTCCGTTAGCGTCTAAACGATAACGATCATTGAATAGGTATTGTCCTAGTTCTGCGTTATAACGATAGTCATCACGATCGGCAAATAGTGCAAAGAACTCCGCAGGACGTGTCAACGCTAACAAACGCATAACAGCATATGGATAACTAGAACTTGTCCACCATGCAGCTTCTACTGGGCCACCATCACCAACTTGCCAACTCTTGCGGAAACCGTTAGGATCATATCCACCCATTACACTTTCAAAAGGTGAAAGCAATTGTCCTTCACTGCCTACAGGGATTACGTTTTGTAATCCAGGACGAACATAGTTAGATTTAACGTATGGTGCAACAGGATCGGCAACATAACCGGCAGCTAAATCATCCCAGAGAACTAAGTTGTCACTAGTATATGGTGCTGGGCCATAACGGTCTTCCCACCAGTCTGGTTGTTCGCTGAAGCCCAACATTTCCCATGGAGTATAGTTAGGACTTTCTGTGTCGTAGAAATAACGATAGATACCGCGCCAAGCACCTAACAGTTGTTGTTCGTTAAGATTACTAATTTGTTCGGTTGCAGGATCAAGTTTACTACCTGCCTGGCTATAGTTATATGTAAATGGATTGTCAGCAATAAAGTCTTGAGTTTTGTAATCAAGTTTATTCCAGCCTACCCATGATAAGAAACTGGTGCCTAATATAGTAGTAATTTCACTTTGTGTATAATCTGTTGTGCGGAAGAAGCCAGGCATAACTTCGTCAACGGTTAACGGAATAGGATTATTATCAGTTTTTAAATTGTTGTAGATACGTTTTTCAAACTCTAATAATACTTCATCGCGGTAGTCTTGGAATGCTACAGTAATACTACCGTCGTGACCACGAATTACTAATGTTGGATTTACATAATTTGTGTCGTAAAAAATCTCAGGTTTAAACTTAGGATATAGTCCTAGCTTAGTTGGTGTATTTGGACAGAAATTGCCAGCAGTGTTTGAATATTCACGAATAGTCACAACATCGCCAACAGACAACGGAACAGTAATTGTTAAAGTTGGTCCGTCGGTACTTACATTATAATCAACTGTGCGTTCTAATAAAATTGTTTTGCCTGTTGATTTTAAAGTTAGATAAACTAACAATCCTAGATAATTGCTATAGGAAAAATTATAAGTTTGTACAGTATTGAATACACTGGTTGTAATTGCTGTGACTGTGGTTTGTGTTTGTGTATAAACTGATCCAGTTGGCAACATATCTGACCAATAAAAAGGATTTAAGTCAGTGCGGCCTACAGTGATTTCAGCAATAGCTGAATCTAACACTTCTGGAATTGTCAAATTACCATAGTCGTTATTGATTACAGTTTCTAATAGTTTAGATTTAAATTTAATATACTCGCGACTATTATAATCAAGACTAGCAAAAATATCATACTCTTTGCTACGCATAAAGTAACCAGCTAATGTTAACGGAGCTGATTGCTGTAAAATTTGTTGACCATAAGGAATAATGTTGCCTAAGTCGCGGCTATTGTTGGCCCCGTTAATTGGGCCTTGAATGTTAATAAGATTTTCACAAATGGTATTATAGTGATTACGTAAAGTACCTAATGTGAATGAACTACTATTGGCATTTAATGGATTGTTTTCTAAGTTGGTAGGCACTTGATAAAATGCCACTTCGCTTGCTTGATCACTTAATACCGCTACCTCAACAATGTCACCGGGTGTATATACTGTATTAAAAGTAATAGTCGTAGTTGTATCTGTAGTAGTTACTGTATAGTTATAACTTTCTTGGAAGGCAGCATTAACATACAATTGAACCGCAGGAACTACAGTTGAATTAATAACTTTAACGTCTAACAGCAATGGACGACCGTCGTAAGTAAACTGGAATTGTTGACGAGCACGACTCTTGGTCACTGCTGTTTGCCATCCAATTTCTTTAGTGTAAGTGATTCGATCGCTGTATTGGCGTACAAAGCCACTACTGATAGGAACCGTTGTTCCTACGGATTCAGGAGCATATACAAATGTATCTTTGTAAAGATTATTGTCAAATACAATATCGCCTACGTTGCTTAAACTCAAATAAACTAATTGAAATCCTAATACTGGATCGTTGAGTGTGCTTGTAATAGTAGTTTCGGCAGCAGTACTAGGAGTAGCATAGCTGAATAGTTTACTACCAGCAAAAGTTGAACTTGGATATTTTGCGCGATTACTAAAACTTATTCCAGTTGCATCATACACATCAAACAATGGAGCTTGATTTGTTTTTGTTTTTTGTTGCGCAGAAATCCAGTTAACACCATCAAAGTAAAAACTTTTACCTTGTAGTGTGTCGCCGCTTAAACATACAACGGTTTGGTCAAATTTAATTGGTGTAGAATATACTGGAGTTAAATTTATAATAGGCTCAGCAATCAATGGCGGAACTGTATCCGGTGTAATAAACTGGACCTGATAAACTTGATTACGTACATTAGGATCGGAATCTGCTGCAAAAATAACAGTAGTGCCGTTGATAAAAGTATAACCGTCAACGCCGTATCCTATTGAACCGTTGATATTGCTAAGTGCATCAGTTGCACTAAAATCAATAATATCAACCGGAGCAATTGATTCAGTACCAAAGTCAAATAATCTTGTGCCTGCGCGGAATTCTAAAATAGGACGACGTGCTCGTTGCAAGTTATCAACTACTGCAACGGTATTATTATATTCTGCAGATGCGTTAATAACATCAATGTGAAACCAACGATTACTACGAGTCCATGGATTTAATGACAAGTCTGCACGATTGATTGTAAGATAATCTGGATCAATCGGAGCATTTAATGTGGCGTCAAAGTTACCTACATCAAACGGAGTTGAGTCGTAAGGTACTGTACTACTTTGTGTGTAAGTTTCTGGTGTGACAAAATTGCTAACTGGCAATAATTTAATTGCTGTGCCAACACCCTCAACATAATAGCTGTTGTTAAGATAACTCGACGGTGTGACATTACCTCTAAAAGTTACTTTTAATCCATTGGTAAACACTACTCCATTTGGTGATGTATAATTACGTTGTCCAATGATGTCGTTAATATCTATTTGATCATTATTTTCTTGATCAACTAAACGAATCTGTCCAAAGATTTCTGGGTCGGTTCCGTCTTGATAGTACAGTGTATCCATGATTGCCGTTAGCAAAGGAATTTCTTCAAAATATCCTTCGGCGTTCTTATACCAACTTGTACTAGCCCATTGTGTTCCAAATAAAATATTAAATTTTTCTAAATTATTAACTTGCTGAACACTATTCAATACCATATAGGCTTGACCGTCGGTATCATACTCGTACGTGATTTGCCAAACACTGTAATAGTCGGCTGGGTCTAAAGGAGTTGTTTGATCAAATAATAAAGAATCAAAACTTCCAGGTAAACCGTTGTTTGCAGGATCTTCGACTAACGGATCAAACTGAGTAGTTCTTAGCCAGCCTCCTGACTCTGGGTCAAGATTTTGATTTAAAAATATTACAGTACGACCGTTGAGATTAGTAATGCCATCGATACCACCGGTGGCTTGAATAAATGGATCAACAAATTGATTATTAATTTGATCAAATTTTAAATTAGTAATTAAGTCAACTGTTCCAATTGGTGTCAAACTATAATAAAATGCCTGTGCATCTTTATATGGAACATTAAATGTGACTGTGCCTAAATCTTCACCGTTGTTAGTGACACCTAATACATCTCGACTACTAATGTTTGGTGCATAACTTAACGTTCCACTAACACCAGGTTCAGCCTGAATCCAAAAGCCTGGGCCTGTGCCTGGCTGGCCGTTAACAATATTAATTTGGCCGCGAAGATTAAATTCTGTTGAGCAAGAATAATACAGTGTATCAGGAGCATTCTGCGGAACAGTAAATGTAATAATGCCGGTAGTTGCACCGTTTCGTAATACGCCGTTATCGTAAGTGTTGTTATTACCTAAACTAGCAATTGTTTTAATATAGAAAGGATACACGCCGTCAAGATTTAAATTGAATACGTAGGTATTACCACGAACTAATGTTAATGTTGGATTAGGTTGATAATCAATTACATAACTAGAAATGCCGTTATTTGTGACACGATAGTTAACAGTTTCTTTGGCATTTTGTGCTACATTGAATGTATAATTGCCACCGCGAACTAATGTTAATACTGGATCATTGCCGTTATATCCGCTGAATGTATAAACACCGTTTTCTCTTGTCACAGTAATATCATCTGTGAGCGGAATTGCTGTTGCACTTACATCTACATCCAACGGACCGGCAGGCAACCAATAATATTGTGCAAAGTTTGTAAACTTATCAAAGTCAACAAACGGATCATATGTGTAGTATTCGCTAGTATAAAGACGATCTGCTTTAGTAGTATCGGCACCCTGTAATTTTAATGCATCTGTAATACCAGGATAGGTAATAGCATCGATAATTTCTTTGCTATTCTCTTTATTGATTTCGATAACGCCAGGTTCTAGTTGATAATCACGTCGACTTGCAGTTGGCTCAACTACATAGCGATCAGCAGGATTAACTCCTGGACCAACTTTACGTCCTACATAACCTTGCGTCTTTTTAAATGACGGCTCCTGGACCAATTGGTCCAATGTTGCTGAGAGGAACTGTCTGTTGACTGGTGTCTGGAATATCTCTGGCAGGAAGTCAACGGTGCGGACTCTTGCCATTAAATTACTCCACTACCGGGTGCAGTACGAATGTTTGTACTGGTCAATGCCTGGATGACTTGAACGTCATTTACAGTTGCGGCATTAACAAAAATTTGATTAGGAGCGGAGCGAATCTCGTATAAGTCACCAAATGACTTTTGAGGGTTTAATGGAACTAATACAACTGAACTCACAATATCTCCGATCTGACTATGTATATATGCCGCTAATTCTGAGAAGTAAAATGTAGCACCAAAGTCCCATTTGTCAAGAGTGAAATAGGTGTCCATACAATTTACAACTAAGTTTTTAATTTCACTTGTGCTTGCAGTAGTTCCAGCTGCTGGAATTACTTTAATGATAGCACGTAATTCTTCTGCGGCCTTTTGACCGAACAGTGGTTTGAACTCAACACTGTTAAGAATCATATTATCGCTAATCATCTTATAATTTTGTAAGCCGGCATATTCAGTTGTTAACTCATCCAATGTTGGAGGACTTGGTTCGGTCACAGTGCCTGTCGAGTCCTTGATCCAATTTTGATAAGCGATGTAATATGCCAAAGTCACAATATAGATATCAATAATATTTGTTGTTCCAGGATCAAGACGACTTGTTAATGGACTATTATGACGATATTGGAAATATAAATCTTGTCGACCAACACGAGCAATCCAAGCACCTGATTCTGTAGGATCAACTGTGCGAGTTCCGTCGTTGTTTAATGTTATAATGTAGAATGTTCCTGCACTATAGTCAATTTGACTTGCTGGCAAGTTATTAGGATTGTAAGCATAGAACACTTGGCCATCAACATACTCGCCCATAGCTAATTCGATAGCAGCCAAGGTTGGAAATTCGCTGTTAACAACACCCGATTCAACTAACAAATAACGCTGTAAATTGTCAAAGTCTACTGTGCGTTGTAGGAATACCAATTTTAAATTACTGTTTACACTAGGTGCAACAATGTCGTTAAAGAAATCTGGATTATCAGGAACGCCATCGGCATCGTTGTCTTGGAAACCAACTAATACTTGGAAGTCGTCAACGTAGCCATCTGACTCAATTGGTTGACCGATGATACGCAACTTGGTATCGCCTTCTAATGGTGTATTATTATCTGGCTTGCTATTTGTCTTTAATACATTAACAAAGTCGCTGATAACTGTACCTGTGCGACTGTCATAAATCTTTTGATTAGTAAAGAAGAAGAATCGTGTTTCTAATACTGAACCAAAGTAGTAATCTAAACTACGACTTTGAACAGTGTAAGTCGAACCGTCGGTGGTTGCTTGAATAAACCAACTAGCATCACTTTGGACGCCTGCTGTACTACCTGCATTGGCTAAACTGAAGTTTGCGTTAACTGCAAGGTTAGCACTATTAATCAAATACCATGTATACGGAGTTCCTGTAATTGCTCCGGTGTTATCATAACCTAAGCCAAAGTTGCGATTTAATCGAATTTGTTCGGCAATACTTTGTGCAAAAGTAGCTGTAAAGTCTGTAGTAAACAGTGGAATAACTTGGCTAGCAATAGCACCTGTTGGAACAAAATTGTTTAGCACAACAGGACCTAGTCCATCGGCAAAATTACCAATGCCTTGGTTAGTGCCATCTAAGTAGATAGCAGTTGGGCTTGCCCAAATTGCATATTTTTCATCGGCCTTAACTGGTGTGCCTGCAACTAATTGATTGTCTTTGTCAAAGAAATATCCAGTCGGTGCTACAAATTTTACAAGTGAACCTACTTGAATATATTTTGTATTATTACTAGAATAGTTTGCAATCTGCACAGGATTTCCTAAAGCATTTTGGAAATATCCAGTAGTCTCATTTAATTGTGTTGTGCTTTGGTTCCAGGTGATATCTAATACTGCTAAATTTGGACGAGTATAGTTTGCGTAATAAAATTGTGCAGCCCCATCTTTGATTAACACTGGTGTAATTTTATTTGTAATGACATCAGAAATATCATTGTTGGTTAACCAAGTAAATTGAAATGCCGGTAAGTTATTTGCCTCAAACAGTGCACCGTCTGCTGCAAAAATATTTGTTGAACTGTATTTGCCAGTGTTGTCAACTAAGTCAAGATAACGACTTGTGCCAATACTAGCACGGTTCAATGCCTTTGACTTTAAAATACTATTGTATGCAGTAAATGGAAAGTTATTATAGTCTTCACCATTAACCATACGGTTCTGTGTATAGTAGCGAGCAGGAGCACGTTGCTTAATCTCGCCGATAGTCTCGCGTGCTTGTGAATTTGATACAGGTTGTGTGATACCACAAGTAAATGTAATTGTTTCTAAATTGCCGGTGCGGCTAACATAAGAAATTGGAATTACAACACTTTGCATCTCGCTTGGGTTAATAATGTATTGTAAACCATTACTTGCACGAACATAGCAACGGAATAAGCCAACTGGAATAGTAGCAAATACACCGTCACCAAAATTTAATGTAATTTGATCGTTTGTGCGACTTGTCACAGAAAAAATTGTTCTTGTGCCAGGAGTTAATTGTTCAACTGCAGCACCATAAACATTTTCAACAAAGGTCCACTCTTGTGCAATGTTGCCTACGTTGTCAATTTGATATAGCCACTTGTCTTCGTTATTAATGCCTTCGATATTGATATCTACTGTGCGGTTGCTAATACGCTCTGGCAAGTTAAAATCTTGATTTTGTAATACACCTTGTTTGAACAAGAAGAAGTATCCAGTGTTTGCACTAGCAAATCCTAATTGATCGTTGCGGAATAAAATATTAAACTGTCCGTTTGGTTTTGGACTAGGTTCATACACATAATTTTTACCAGTGGACGTTGCGTTAACTGCTTCAAATGGCATGTTGATTCCATCAACTGTAGCAGTGTAGGAAACAATAGGCAAGTATCCTGGGACTAAGTTAATTGTGTATTCTTGAGTATCAACACCAAGAATAGTTTGTTTATTGCCGGGGCGACCAACACGTTGAGTGTTTACTAATGACGCATTAATAATAGCTGTAAATTGTTCTTGCCAATCTAAGTTACTTGGATCGGCCCAATTAACCGTGACACTTGCTAAGTTAACACCGTTATAATCTAAAACATTTTCTGTAGTTTGAACGGAAAATACTTTTAAGAATCCACTTGATTCAGTGTTACGTTTTGGAGTATAGCTTACTAAGTTAGCAAGTTTAACAACCGAATCACGGCGCTCGGCTGTGTCTAAATAGTTTTCACGTGTGTTTAAGTCTGTGCGGAAGGCAAGACTTTGGCCCATAAATGCCATAAGATCCAGTAAAGCAATAAACTCACTAGACTCGATGTAATCGTTAAATGTTTCTGGGTAATACAAGCGTAAGTAGTCTACAAAACTCTTGCGTAGTGTTTCAAAGTCGTAGCTTTGGAAGTCAGCTTCGCGGTAGGTTTGATAGATTCTTTTCCAATCTTCAACACCAAATATCGCGGTTTGTCTTGTAGTTTTAGCCATGGTTATTCCGTTGTTGTATTATTTATTACAGGAATAATCTGGGTAGTTAAACGTAGCTGGCGCGACGTGTCTGCTCGTTAAAAAATACCGATAGCAGAGTCGCTGTTTGTCCTGGAATAACTGTAACTTCTAACTGAATTAAAATGCCGTTTTCTTGCGGAAATAATTCTAAATTAGCAACTTGTATTCTAGGATCGCCGCCAACAATGCGCTCTATTTCAGTTGTAATACTTCTTAGAGTTTCTTGTGTTTGATTTTCAAAAACATAGTCCCAAATAACAGTACCGTAGCCAGGACGACCTACTAATTCGCCTTGACGTATGTTAAAAGCATTAAGTAAGTCTCGTTTAATCAAGTCTATGTCTACTAATGTAAACTTTTTGTATTGATCGATAGTGTTAAATCCAACAAATGTAGTCATAACAGTATTTAACCTATCCTATATATTGAGTTTTTAACTCTTTTAATTTGTTTTGAGCTGCTTGTATATCAGCATTAATTCCCGCGGTTAGCTCGCTTGGAAATTCAAAACTTGGCGTAGGAATTTTAGCATTGCCAAGGATACGTGTTACGGCAGCATCCACAGTTTGTCTATTAACTGTATTTGAAAATCCTGCAGCTATCTTAGTCGGGGACACAATACTGTCGGTGCTAAAGATACCAAAGTCTACACCAAATTGAGACATTTTTCCAAACGAATTAAGACTACTACCCACTGACGTAATTATATTTTTGGCCTGAGTCCCTAGTGATCCTAAGGTACCAGCAGTCAACCCCGATAAGCTACCTAATGCATTAGTGATAGTACCTTGAGGATTTGCTAAAGCATTAGTTATACCCGTTGATGTTATTATTCCTTTGGCTTCAGAGGCGGCTGTATTCAATACTCCTTGTGCAGTCCCAAGTGTTGAATTTAGTGCGGCACTACCTTTTGCCCAGGCAGCAGCCACCGGGGCTGTAAACTGCGAAGCATTGTTAATTATAGAACCTACGGCAGCATTAGCAGTTTTTACTACACTAGCACTAAGATTAGAAACCGACTGTGTGACTTCGTTAACTGCGCCATTAGCAATAGTTGATATGTTGTTAATTGGTGTACTTAATAATCCGCTTACTCGTGCAGCAGCCTCGCCACCTAGAGAACTAACAGGTCCAAATGCTGATTGTATGGTCTTGTTAAGATTTCCAGTTAATGCTGCAGTCCCAGACACCAGTGCGCCAGCACTTAACGTGGCCAGTCCATATGCTCCATAAATTTGTCCTGTGCTTATACTAGCAGGTTGACTGGACGTTGTGTTTAAAGTTCCGCTAGCAGTTAACGCATTATAACTACTCTCTAATGAGGAGTTTTGTATTTTAGCCTGTAAGCCAGGGTCGCCTAGGATTCCGGCCACAGATGTTATTCCGTCTTTACCAGTCCAAACACTAGGAGTTCCGATCACGCAAGAAAAATCCGGGTAATTGGATGTTCCTGGTTTTAAATATCCTGCTTTCTCTAGTGTTTCTGGAGTAAGGTTATAGGTACCAATGCCCGTATTAGTAATCTCAGTGTCTGTTTGATCTACATAAACATCTGTGGTTGTAATTAATCCCACAACTTGATCTGGAGTCAGTGGACCAACAGGATCTGCGCCTAGCGGGAATAGTGATTGTGTGTAAGCGTAATTTGCTGCGTTAATAGGAATTAAAGGAACATTATCAAATCCTGTAATAATTGCTAAGATAGTTTCGCGAGGTACGCCAGCAGTATCTCTGTCTAGTCGACTTAATTCAAATCCTGTTAGTTGCGATTGTTCACTAGTTAACACTTGTCCTACTGTATAGCCGACTAGACTACCAGCGGCTACTTGACTATAAAAAATAAAATCTGCCTGAGCTTGTGTAGTGCCAGCTGGAGCATCTAACTCAAATGTGTTTCCACTAGGAAGGGTGTATTTAAATATTGCCATGTTACGTAGATGACATTCTCTCTATTGTTGCAATTTGTTGTTCTGTAACTGCAATCACTTTTTTTCTGTCAGCAATAACTTGGTCAATTTCTGCTAACTGTTTTGCAACAAGAGGACGGTCGGTTCCTGCAGCAATAATTTTATCACGCAATGCTTGATCGCTTGCTAACTCTGCTTTATAGTTTGCTAAGTTAGTTTTTAATTCAGCAACTTTTTGTGCATTGGCGCCAGTCATAGTAATTTTAGTTCCAGGTGGTAATGCAGGTGCTCCCGGACTAGGACTAGTTTTTCCTGTTTCTAATGCTACCTTAACTGACACACCCTGATTATGATACGGCCAAGGTTCGTGTGTCGGTGCTCGAGTCACAATACTTTCTAATCCATCAGGAGATACTTGCCATCCTGTGCTATTATTAAAGGAAGTGTCTGGCATAACATATTTTGTAAGTCCTTTGGGCGCATCGACACCTACTGTGGGGCCACCATTTAATGCAATAGAAGTAGCTTTGAGACTCAAGGTTGTACCGCCGTCGATTGTAGTAGTTTTACTTTTAACTGCAAACTGTGTATTAGATTTAATACCCAATTTACTTTCACTAAACAATGTCATAGCTTGTTTGCAAGCAATTGATAATGCATCGTCACATTGAATCGCTAGAGCTTTTTTACTCTTTATATTGATCGATTCTCCCGCAAACATATTAATATCTTTGTCTGCATGTAGATTAATTACACCTTCAGTTCTCATATTGATACTGTTAGTGCTAAACACATCCAGCGTGCCTTCTTGTCCTAACTCAACCCAAGTTTGTCCGTTAGCATGGCAAATATAAAAACAGTTGCCATCGTCGCTCATAGTAATTTGATGACCTTTGCCGGTGCGAATACGAATTAAATTATCTTTTCCTTCAAGGCTACCATCATCCATAACAAAAGTATGCCCAGTTCTACGACCAATAACAGCAATGCTAGCTGTTTGCGTATTAGAATCGTTTAATTTTGTTTTAATATTTTGTTCAGTTAACCCGCCTTGATATATTGCACGGCCTGGTGTGCTAATACCATAGCAACTAGAAGGACTTTCGCGTTGACTACTAGATCCAATTGATCCGCGAATAGGATCATCTTGTAAACCTTGTTGAAATAATACTGCTGCCGCAAAAGAATGTACAGGTTTCTTTTGATCAAAGAATTTAGGATTATCAGCAATCGCGTTATCTTTAACGTTGATCTCTGCCACTGGCAACAATTTACTATTAGCAAAATATGTTTCTTGATTTTTGTTTCCTTCAGCAACAACATAATTTTGTGTTGCGCCAATTGCGGGAACCATATGATTCTGACCAGGAGCAGGGATACAACCTACATAGTAGCCTTGATTGGGATCGCCGTTGACAAAGAAACATAATACTTGCACACCAACATCAGGTGGAGTAAACCACATACCGTAGGTGTTGCGGTTGCCTGGATATGTT